GAAGTTTAAAGAGTTTGATGTCACTGACATTGAACAAGAAGATATTAGCTTTGTTAATATGGATCTAGAAGATCTATATGAATCACAGATACAGACACCTGGCCTCCGTTGGAGGACTGAGTGGCTGAACAAATCACTAGGTAGTCTACGCAAAGGTGACTTTGGTTTTGTCTTTGCTAGACCTGAAACAGGTAAGACTACGTTCTTAGCTAGTGAAGTTAGTCACATGATTAAACAAACTGAAGGTGATATACTGTGGTTTAACAACGAAGAACAGGGTAAGAAAGTAGGTATCAGAGTATTCCAAGCTTTCTTTGGTACTAAACAAAATATATTGTTTGGTCAACAGAAACAAGTATACAATCAACAATATGCAGACATAGTAGGTAATCGTATTAAGATACTAGACTCTGAAGATAGTAGTAGTCACAAACGTATCGAAGAGATACTAGCTAACACTAACCCTGCATTGATTATCTTTGACCAGATAGATAAGATTAAAGGCTTCAAAGCAGATCGTAATGATTTAGAACTCAAAGCTATATATCAATGGGCTCGTGAGTTAGCTAAGAAGTATGGTCCAGTCATAGCTGTATCACAAGCTTCTGGTGAAGCAGAAGGTAAGCTGTGGCTTACAATGGATATGGTTGATGGCTCCAAAACAGCCAAGCAGGGCGAGGCTGATTGGATCCTAGGTATTGGTAAAGAACAAGACAATACATCTAGACTAAGATACTTTAACATAACTAAAAACAAGTTGATTGGTGATGAAGATACATTACCTGACTTGCGACATGGACAAGCACAGGTTATAATTAAACCTGAGATAGCGAGATACGAAAGCATATGAAACCATACATTACATTAGATGTAGAAACTACTACATCAAACAAAGGTAACCCATTTGATCAGACTAACAAGCTATGCTATGTAGGTATTGATCAAGACGTATACAACATAGAGTATGATGTTGAGCCTCACAAGGATAATCTCCTTAAAATCCAAGAGTCAATAGACTCTGCCACTGTTCTTGTGGGGTTTAATATCAAATTTGATTTACATTGGTTAGCTCGTTATGGAATTAACTTTGCTAACAAAAGAATATGGGACTGTCAAGTTGTACAGTTTATACTTGATGGACAGTCTAACCCATACCCTAGTCTTAATGGTGTTGCTGAACACTATGGACTAGAGTCCAAGCTAGACGTAGTGTCAGAACAGTACTGGAAGAATGGTATTGATACACCAGACATACCAGAAGATATACTTACTGACTATCTTAAACAAGATGTCAAGCTAACTGAACAGATCTTTATTAAGCAGATGCAAGAACTTAACAACAGACCAGAACTAAAACGATTAGTTAGCTTACACAATCAAGATCTATTAGTATTGCAAGAGATGGAATTTAATGGTATACTATATGATTATGATAAAAGTAAAATACTAGGAGACGAACTTGAAGAACAAATTGCTAGGCTTGATAAACTATTGTACGAATTCCATAATTTTTCTGACTTTAACCCTAATAGCGTGGATCATCTTTCTGCTTTCTTATATGGTGGCTCTATTAAATACAGGAGTCAGCATCCTGTTGGACATTACAAAACGGGCGATAGAAAAGGTCAAGTCAAACTACAATGGTTCGACAAAGAACTCGAACTACCCAGACGAATACGACCTTTAAAAGGTACTGAGCTCGCTAAAGAAGGTCTTTACTCTACGGATGAAAAGACCTTACGCTCACTCAAACCTAACGCTGAAGGTCAAAAAATTCTAGACATACTCTTAGCCAGAGCTACTCTAGAGAAAAGAAAGTCAACTTACTATCATGGATTATGTAAGCTGATTGATGATAACAACTGGAAGAAAGGAGAAATACACGGACAACTAAACCAATGTGTAGCACGAACAGGTAGGTTATCTAGTAGTAGACCTAACCTACAAAACTTTGACGGAGAGATTAAGTCTCTCTTTACTTCAAGATATTAAGGAGATAGTATGAAAGATAACGATACAAAACTAGCAGACATGCTAACAGTAGGACTAATGGCAATAGTATTATTTGCCACAGTCGCAGCTTTAATTGGTAACTGGAAAAAAGATATACAACAAGGCTCTGTACAAGAAGCACTAGAGATTGCTAACATTGTAGAATCAGAACCATTACCAGAAATTATTATTTCTGATCCTATTCTACCAAGAGCATTACCACCATTAGTAGAAGGTGGTGAGGTTTACTTTGAGGATCTATAATGTTATTACAGGCAGATGCTAAACAATTAGAGTGGGTAGGTGCAGCCTACCTAAGTCAAGACGACCTAGCCATACAAGAAATCTGGGATGGGACTGACATGCACTCTGATAACCAAGCTAGGTTTGGATTACCATCAAGGCTCATAGCTAAGACATTCGTATTCAGACTTATCTATGGTGGCTCTGCCTACTCATATGCTCATGATCCTAACTTCAAAGAGATAGGTAATGAAGCATACTGGCAAAACATCATTGACCAATTTTATAACAAGTACACTAAGTTAAAAGAATGGCACGATGAGATATTGTTCAGAGCAAAGCGTGATAGAAAACTAACTATGCCTACAGGTCGTGTGTATTACTACGAGCCAGAGGTTACGAGCTATGGTGTTAAACACCCACGTACAAAGATACTTAACTATCCAGTACAAGGCTTAGGAGCAGACTTAATGTCAATTGCTAGGGTTTCATTACGCAATAGGTTACTCAACAAAGAAGGAGTCCGACTAATTAATACAGTCCATGACTCAATTATACTTGACTTTGATCCTAAAGTATGGGATAATAATAGTATAGTTAGCATTGTTGAGAAATGTTTTAACGATGTACCTAGTAACTTTGAAAAGTTATTCGGACATAAATTTAATCTACCCATGAGAGTCGAATGTGAAGTTGGACCTACATGGGGTAACATGGAGACCATTAATGGAAATTAATATTATTGATGTAGCATCACCACAAACAAGTACCAATCGTAATGGTAGAGAATACCAGTCAGTCGAAGTAACATACAAAGACGACCAAGGTAGAGTAAGCAGTAAAAAGCTTATGTCATTCTCTAACCCTGAAGTGTTTAAAACAGCACAGACATGGGAGAAAGGTGATACTATAAACATCGCTATGGAAAAAGACGATGCAGGTTACTGGAACTGGACCAAAGTATTAGCTGATGGAGAGGTCGCACCTGCACCTACAAACGCTAGTGCAGGAGGAGCCTCGACATCTGCACCCAGAGCATCAACAGCCAAACCTACCAACAGAGTAACAGGTAGTAACTACGAAACAAAAGAAGAACGTGCTTTACGACAACGTATGATTGTTCGCCAAAGCTCACTATCTAATGCAGTAGCTACACTAGCAACTCATGGTAGTCCATTGACACCTGATCAAGTTATGGCTTTAGCTGCAAAGTATGAGCAGTTTGTCATGGGTGAAGACTATGTATCTGCTGACAACTTAGCTGACGATGTAATCTTTTAATCATGGAAGCTTTAATTGACCAAGACTTAGTGTGCTTTCGATGTGCTGCAAGTGCAGAGAATGACGACTTTGGTATAGCTAAGTACAGAGCTAACGAACTGTTCGATCAGATACTTGAGAAAACAGGTGCTAGCTCTTACAGAGCTTTCCTAACAGGTACTAATAACTTTAGGAAACAAATCTATCCTGAGTATAAAGCTAACAGAACAGCTCCAAAGCCTAAACACTTAGAAGACTTAAGAGCATGGAGTGTTGCTGAGCTTAATGCTGAGGTAGCAGATGAAAGTCTAGAAGCAGATGATATGTTAGGTATCTATCAAACTGATGATACTATCATATGCAGTTTAGATAAAGACTTATTACAAATACCAGGTCGACACTTCTCTTGGGAAATTAATGGTAAAGGATGGACAAGACCTGATACATTTACTGAGCAATCAGAGTTAGAAGGTCTTCGTCTGTTTTACGAACAGTGTATTAAAGGAGATCGTAGTGACAATATTAAAGGCATTGAAGGTATGGGTGACAAGAAGGCAAAAGTCTTATTGGAACACGCTCAATCAGAAAAAGAAATGATTAACATAGTACGTAATGCCTATGGTAATGATGAAGAGTTCTTAATGAACGCTAGTTGTTTATGGATCCTTCGTAATGATAGACAGAAATACAAGGAACGCTATGCCA